AGCGGCAAGCATTAGTTATTGCTTGTCAGGGGAAAGCGTCAGGAAAGCACATGATAGATTTTTAGGAAAAAAATAAAAGTTGTCCGTTTTGTCCGTTTTGTATGTGTTAAGATTGTATTATAGAAATTATATAATTCGAAGTGCCAAGGGAACTGAACTATCTCTTGGTACTTTTTGTTTGGAGAAAAGTATGAAAAAGAAACATAAATGTAAAGGCTGTGTTTGGGGTACTAAGATTGGAAACAAGGTTGTATGTATGTTTGCAAAGTGTGTAAAAGATACTATAAAATAAAATTGTGGATTCAATCGTAATTGACTATAAAAATATAATATGATATTTTATTAAAAAAAAGAATTTCGGAGTCTAATAATGAATGGATTGATTATAAAAGAACCTCATATTACGAGAATACTAAATGGTGAAAAGACATGGGAGATTAGGGGATCAAAAACTAATATTAGAGGCAGAATTGCTCTTATTCGCAGTGGTTCGGGTTTAGTTATAGGGACATGCGAATTAGTTGATTGTGTAGGTCCACTTACAATAGAAGACTTAATAAAAAATGAAGAGAAGCATCGTATTAATAATGAAAGATTGTTATCTAAAGGCTTGCCTTACCCAAAAACGTATGGCTGGGTGATTAAAAATCCTCAATATTTTGAAGAACCTATTCCATATAAGCATCCTATGGGTGCAGTAATTTGGGTGAAATTAGACATAGAATAAGTGGTGATTAGAATTCCGACAAGACCAAAAAAACCATGTTCATATAGTGGATGTCCTAACTTAGTTGAGTTAGGACATTCTTTTTGTGAAAAGCATAATAATAAAGCAACAAAACAATATATAAGAGATAGAGGTTCAGCATCACAAAGAGGATATGATTCAAGGTGGCGAAAAGCAAGATTAAGACACTTAAGAGAACATCCTTTCTGTGTTGAATGTTTAAAAGAAAACAAGCTGACTAAAGCTACAGTAGTTGACCACATTGTTCCTCATCGTGGAGATAGGATTCTCTTTTGGAATGAAAGCAACTGGCAGTCACTTTGCGAACATCATCACAATAAAAAAACAAGAACACAGGATCAATACCAAGAGTATAAGTTTTAAAGCTGACCCAGGGGCCGGTCAAATCTCTACAGCCTTTGCGTAGATGACCACCGCTGCCCTTTGTGTGAAATTTCGCAGAATTAAATAAGGGGGATTGTTTTTAAAAGTGGTGGAAATATAGGTATGGCAGAGCCAACAAGACTTATAGCTATTTTGATTTTGCGAAAAGGTAGAAATTCTGAATGCTAAGAATACTTAATAAAAGCCTTGATTTACAAGTGATTTAGGGTATTAGGTGAAATAGAAGTATAAATAACAAAAACGCATAAAAAGACTTTGAAAAGGGTCTGATTATGCGTTTTTATATTCCCCTTATTTATACAGTTTACGCAGAAAGGAGTGTAGCAGGTGACTGAGGTAGAAAAACAGCAGATACAGAGTTTAAGACTTAAGGGCGTTGGTTATAAAGCAATATCTGTTGTCCTTGGTATTTCAAGAGACGTGGTCAGGGGATATTGCAAACGTAACGGCTTAGAAGGAGATGCAAAAGTAGTTTTTTTAAATGTTGAAGAAAGAAAAAACAACAATCTTATTTGCAGCTGTTGTAGTAAAGAGCTAAAACAAAAAGATCGTGGGAGAACACGCAGATTTTGTTCTGATGAATGCCGCAGGAAATGGTGGAATCAAAACCAGGATAAGAGGAACAAAAAGGAAGATGCAATTTATGAATATGAGTGTCCTCACTGTGGAATTAAATTTAGCTGCTATGGCAATAAACGCAGAAAATACTGCAGTCATAACTGCTACATAAAATCAAGATTTTGGAAAGGTGAAGAAGATGGAATTTAAAAAATTAAAAATAGAAAGTTTAGTTCCTGCAGAATATAACCCAAGAAAGCAACTAAAGCCAGGAGACAAAGAGTTTGAAAAGATAAAGAATAGTATATCTGAATTTGGATATGTGGATCCCGTAATAGTGAATAAGGATTTAACTGTAATTGGAGGGCATCAAAGAATTACGGTCTTGAAAACCTTGGGGTACACAGAGATTGATTGTGTGGTAATAGATATTGATAAAACAAAGGAAAAGGCTCTAAATGTTGCACTTAATAAAATTAGCGGCGAATGGAATAAGGAACTTCTTGCTGATTTAATTGTAGATTTACAGAGCCTTGAGTATGATATATCGTTTACTGGATTTGAGCCTCCGGAAATAGAGCAGTTGTTTAATGATGTGCACTCAAAAGAAATCAAGGAAGATGACTTTGATGTTGAAGAAGCATTAAAAGAACCGGCAATAAGCAGGCAAGGAGATTTGTGGCTGCTTGGAAGGCACAGATTAGTTTGTGGTGACAGTACTGACAGTGAAGTTTATAAGTTGCTTATGGATGGAAATAAAGCTAACTTAACAGTGACTGATCCACCTTACAATGTTAACTATTCAGCACAGGCAGGCTCTATTAAGAATGATAACCTCAAGGATGAAGAGTTTTACAATTTTTTATTAAAAGCATTCACAAATATTGCAGATTCAATGGAAAATGACGGTTCAATATATGTTTTTCATGCAGATACTGAAGGACTAAACTTTAGAAAGGCATTTAGGGATGCAGGATTTTATCTCTCTGGTGTTTGTATATGGGAAAAGCAGAGTTTAGTTCTTGGCAGAAGTCCATATCATTGGAAACATGAGCCGATACTTTTTGGTTGGAAAAAAGAAGGAAAGCATAATTGGTATGCGGATAGAAAGCAGAGTACTATTTGGAATTTCGATAGGCCATCAAAAAACGAATTGCATCCTACAATGAAACCGGTGGCACTTTGTGCATACCCAATCACCAACAGCAGCATGAGCAACTGTATTGTGCTTGACCCTTTTGGTGGAAGCGGTTCTACGTTGATTGCCTGTGAGCAAACCAATAGAATCTGCTATACCATTGAACTTGATGAAAAATATGCAGATGTTATTGTAAAAAGATACATTGAGCAAGTTGGAAGTGATGAAGTTGTGTTTCTTTTAAGAGATGGTGTTAAAACAAAATACTCTGATGTTAAAAAGGAAGGTTGTGAATAAAATGACCTTCCTTGATTTTTGTGCCGGTATAGGTGGATTTCGATTGGGATTGGAACTTGCAGGTTTCAAGTGCATCGGTTTTTGTGAAAAGGATAAATTTGCAGTTAAATCATACAGGGCAATGTTTGATACTGAGGGAGAGTGGTTTGAAGATGACGTTACAAAACTTGGATCAGAGGAAATTCCATACGCAGACATCTGGTGTTTTGGATTCCCGTGCCAGGATATATCAGTTGCAGGAAAACAGAGAGGACTCAGAGGAAACAGAAGTGGCATCTATTTCAGCATTATTGACCTCATTAAAGGCAAAGCAGAAGAAGATAAACCCACATTCTTACTTATTGAAAACGTTAAAAACCTGCTTTCAATTAATAATGGATTTGACTTTGCCACAGTTCTCTCTGAATTGGACAAAGCGGGGTATGATGCAATGTGGCAGGTGCTTAACTCTAAAGACTTCGGAGTTCCCCAGAACCGAGAGCGTGTGTTCATTATCGCAAATCTTAGAAGTCTAGGCAGACGAGAAATATTACCTGTCACAGGAGAAAACACAGCAGCTCTTAAGCAAATTATAAGCGGTTGTCAGGGCGAAAGGGTATATGATGCTGATGGAATAGCTTGCACACTTACTGGTTGCGGAGGAGGTGGAGGTGCAAAGACGGGACTATATTTTATAGATCAATCTACAAAAAAAGTACAGATAACAGGTACTTCTAGATGTATTACTTCAAGATATACAGCAGGGATTGTAAATAGAACTGCTATGAATAGCGGAGTTTTGGAAGCATACCCCGTATTGACTCCGGATAGAAAAGAAAAAAGGCAAAATGGCAGAAGAATAAAAAATGCTGATGAGCCAATGTTTACTCTAACAAGTCAAGACAGACATGGAGTAGCTGTTATAGAAGCTACAAAGAAAGGTTTTGCAGAGGCTAATGTCGGTGACAGTATAAACATAGCCTTCCCAAATAGCAGTACTCGAAGAGGAAGAGTAGGAAAACAAATAGCTCAAACCTTGGATACTCAATGTATGCAAGCAACAATAGATACAGAGTTTCGAATAAGAAGACTTACCCCTAAAGAATGTTTTAGATTGCAAGGTTTTACAGATGAATTGTTTGAGAAAGCAGAAGCTGTTAACTCAGATGCACAACTATATAAGCAAGCAGGGAATGCAGTAACTGTTAATGTAGCTTATGCAATTGCAAAAAGCCTGCCACATAATGGGTAAAATGTCGTAATAATAATGTGTTTATTTGAGATATATAACTGGATATATACTCCTTTCAGAGCTAATATGTACACTAACAAAAGAAAAAAGCACACTTTGAAAGGGGGAAAAACCATGATAAATCAATACTTTGGGATAGAAATTGAGCTTACTGGATTAACAAGACAAAAAGCAGCAAAGATAATTGCAAAATACTTCAACTCAACCTCAGAGCACATTGGCGGAAACTACGATGAATACCATGCAAATGACACAGAAAACAGAACCTGGAAGGTGGTTTCTGACGCAAGCATTGAACCTCAAAAAAAGGTCCGTGAAGAGATACAGACTGCGGATAATCTTTACAAGGTTGAAGTGGTAAGTCCGAAACTTAAGTATAAAGACATAGAAACGCTACAAGAATTAATACGATTGTTAAGAAAAGGCGGAGCAATCACAAACCCGACTTGTGGGATACATGTTCATATTGACGGTGCTAATCACTCACCAAGGAGCCTTAAGAATCTGGTAAACCTAATAGCAAGCAAAGAAGACTTACTATATAAAAGCCTGCAGGTAGATATGCAGAGATTAAGATATTGCAAAAAAGTAAATGAAGATCTAATAAAAACAATAAATAAAAAGAAACCTAAAACCTTAGAAAAGCTTGCAGATATTTGGTATGCAGGATATGGCAGCGAATCAAGGCACAGACACTACCACAACAGCAGATACCATGGACTAAATTTACACAGCATTTTTGACAAAGGAACGGTTGAGTTTAGAATTTTTAATAGCACAACACACGCAGGAAAGGTAAAAGCCTACATACAATTTTGTCTTGCAGTAAGTTATCAGGCAATAATACAAAAGAGTGCAAGTGCAAAAAGAACCTTCACCGACAATGAAAAATACACCTTTAGATGCTGGATGCTAAGGCTTGGACTTATAGGCCCGGAATTCGAAACGTGCCGACATCACTTTTTAGAAAACCTAAGCGGAAACTCAGCTTGGAGAAATGCCGCTTGAAGGACAGTGGTATCAAGATAAGTCGGCTTTTATTCAGATTGAAAGGGGTGAGAAATAATATGATAACAAAAATCTATGGTGCTTATGGTTCGAATATGAACTTGAAACAAATGAGTCAACGATGCCCAAAAGCTAAGGTTATAGGCAAAGGAATACTGGCAGATTATAAACTGACCTTTAGAGGAAAGCATAGAGGAGTAGCAAATATTGAGCCTTGTAAGAATAGCTCAGTGCCTATTGTTTTATGGGAGATTACCAAGCAGTGTGAAACAGCACTCGATTTGTATGAAGGTTTTCCAAGTTTATATGTTAAAAAAGAAGTTGAAGTAGTAGTGGATGGGAAAACAAGAAATACAATGGTTTATGTCATGACTGATGAATACACGAATATAGCAGCACAACCTACAGAATATTATTTTGGTGTAATTGCTAAAGGATATTCTGACAACAGGATAGATTTAAAAACATTGCAAACAGCATATTCGGAGTGCTTGTCTGATATTAGGAATAGGAGGTAAGTATGGATAAATTTTTTACTCAGAAGTTTTGTGATAGATGTGGCGGTTCTTTAGAAAATGGTCGAATTATGTCAATGTTTAATACCGATTGTATTTGTACTGAGTGTAGCAAGAAAGAGAAGACAGACAGAGATTATGACAAAGCTGTAAAGGCTGACCATGATGAAATCAAAAAAGGCAATTATAATTACAAAGGTATAAAAGGCTAGAAATTAATATTTAGAAAGATTTAAGAGTTTTCCAAAGGGAGACTCTTTTTGTCATATAAAGGCTATTCATAAAGGAGGTGATAACTGTGGCACAAAGAGGGGCAAAGCCAAAGCCAACAGCTATAAAGGTTCTAGAAGGCAACCCCGGCAAAAGAAAATTAAATATAAATGAACCAAAACCAAAAGCTAAAGCACCAAAATGTCCTAACTGGCTTGATGATGAAGCTAAAAAAGAATGGAGGAGGATGTCAAAGCAACTTGAACAACTGGGCATTCTTACAGAAATAGATATGGCTGCTTTTGCAGGCTACTGCCAAGCCTATGCAAGATGGAAGGATGCTGAAGAGTTCATAACGAAGCATGGAACTATAGTGAAAACTCCTTCCGGCTATTGGCAACAGGTGCCTCAAGTATCAATTGCGCAGACATATCTTAAAATTATGAATAGGTTTTGTGAACAGTTTGGACTTACACCATCATCAAGAAGCAGAATTTATACAGAAAATATAAATGATTTAGAAGATCCAATGGAGCTAATCCTATACAAAGGTGGTGGATAATTTGTATGATGAGGCAAAAGCACAACATGCCGTAGACTTTATCAATTGCTTGAAGCATACCAAAGGGCAGTGGCGTGGAGTTCCTTTTGACCTTTTACCTTGGCAGGATAAAATCATTCGCGACATTTACGGTACAATAAAAGAGAATGGGTGCAGGCAATATAATACAGCATACGTTGAAATCCCAAAAAAGAATGGAAAGAGCGAACTTGCAGCAGCAATTGCACTTTTAATGACTTGTGGCGATGGTGAATGGGGAGCTGAGGTTTACGGCTGTGCATCTGACAGGCAACAAGCATCAATAGTATTTGATGTTGCAGTTGATATGATAGATCAATGCCCGGCTTTAAGAAAAAGAATAAAGCCAATAATATCTGTTAAAAGATTAGTATATAAACCTACAAATAGTTTCTATCAAGTATTATCAGCCGAAGCTTATACAAAACATGGACTTAATGTCCATTCAGTTGTGTTTGATGAACTTCATGCACAGCCAACAAGAGATTTATTTGATGTAATGACAAAAGGTAGTGGTGATGCAAGAAAGCAACCACTATTTTTTCTTATAACTACAGCAGGAACAGACAGAAACTCAATATGCTATGAGCAGCACCAAAAAGCTAAGGATATCTTAGATGGTAGAAAAATAGACCCAACATTCTATCCTGTAATTTATGGTATTGATGATAATGAAGATTGGGGAAATGAAGCAAATTGGTATAAAGCCAACCCGTCACTCGGGCAAACTATTGAAATTGAAAAAGTAAGGAATGCATATAACAGTGCTAGAGAAAATCCTGCTGAGGAAAATATATTCAGACAACTAAGACTTAATCAATGGGTAAAGCAATCTACACGTTGGATGCAGATGGACAAATGGGATGAATGTACATTTAAAATTGATATAGATAGTCTAAAGGGCAGAGAATGCTATGGTGGTCTTGACCTTTCAAGCACAACTGATATTACAGCTTTTGTATTAGTATTTCCTCCAAGAAATGATGAAGAGAAATATATTGTGCTGCCTTACTTTTGGATACCAGATGATAACCTTAAACTAAGAGTAAGACGTGACCATGTTCCGTATGATGTGTGGGAAAAACAAGGATATATAAAAACAACAGAAGGGAATGTTGTTCACTACGGATTTATAGAAAGTTTTATCGAGGAGCTTGGAACTAAATATAACATAAAAGAGATTGCTTTTGATAGGTGGGGTGCTGTGCAGATGGTTCAAAATCTAGAGGGCATGGGTTTTAATGTAATACCTTTTGGACAAGGATATAAAGATATGTCACCACCATCTAAAGAACTTATGAAACTTACACTTGAAAAGAAAATATCCCATGGCGGAAATCCAGTTTTAAGGTGGATGATGGATAATATTTATGTTAAAACTGACCCTGCAGGCAATATAAAGCCGGATAAAGAAAAATCAACAGAACGTATAGATGGTTCGGTGGCTTTAGTTATGGCACTTGATAGAGCAATAAGAAATGAAAATAAGGACAGTGTTTATGATAATAGAGGGATATTGATTATTTAGGAGGTGAATTTTTGAGGATACCATTTATATCAAGAATATTTAAATCAAGAGCAAGTCCTAAAAATGGTTTTTGGGGTAGCACATATAGCTTTTTATTCGGAGATACAACAAGCGGTAAGATAGTAAATGAAAGAACAGCTATGCAGACAACATCAGTCTATGCTTGTGTAAGAATACTAGCTGAGACAATAGCTTCACTGCCACTGCATACTTATCGTTATACCGATAAAGGCAAAGAAAAGGCAACAGAACATCCAATATATTATTTGCTTGCAGATGCACCAAATCCTGAGATGACTTCATTCGTGTTCAGAGAAACACTGATGGGTCATCTTTTACTTTGGGGAAATGCCTATGCTCAGATAATTCGTGACGGAAGAGGTAGAGTTATTTCTTTATATCCTCTAATGCCAGATAAAATAACCGTTGATAGAAATGATAAAGGCGAAATTTACTACATTTATAACAAAGACGGACAGTTTTATTCCTTGAGATATGATGAGGTTTTACACATTCCTGGACTTGGATTTGATGGTTTGGTTGGCTATTCTCCGATTGCTATGGCAAAAAACGCAATTGGTATGGCAATAGCAACAGAGGAATATGGTTCTAAATTTTTTGCAAATGGTGCAAATCCGGGTGGTGTATTAGAGCATCCGGGAGTAGTAAAAGATCCTCAAAGAGTAAGGGATAGTTGGAATGCTGTGTATCAAGGAAGTAATAATGCTCATCGTGTTGCTGTTTTGGAAGAGGGTATGAAGTTTCAAACTATAGGAATTCCACCAGAACAAGCGCAATTTTTACAGACACGTAAGTTTCAACTAAATGAAATTGCAAGGATATTCAGGATACCTCCCCATATGATTGGGGATTTAGATAAATCTAGTTTTTCAAATATTGAACAACAGTCATTAGAGTTTGTAATGTACACACTTGATCCTTGGGTAGTTAGGTGGGAGCAAGCAATTAAAAAGGCACTATTTAGCGAAACTGAGAAGAAAGAGTATTTCATAAAGTTTAATGTTGATGGATTGCTTCGGGGAGATTACCAAAGTAGGATGAATGGTTATTCAACTGCAAGGCAGAACGGATGGATGTCTGCCAATGATATTAGACAATTAGAAAATATGAATTTAATTCCTGATGAGTTAGGAGGAAATCGTTATCTGATTAACGGAAACATGATTGATATTAATTCAGCAGGTAACTGGTCTACACAAAACACGAAAGGAGCTGATAAGAACAAATGAACAAAAAGTTTTGGAACTGGGTAAAGAATGAAGATGGTAGAACCCTTTACCTTGATGGTGCAATTGCTGAGGAAACTTGGCTGGGAGATGAAATAACTCCAAAGCAGTTTAAGTCTGAGTTGTTTAACGGCGAAGGTGATATAACTATTTGGATCAATTCACCTGGTGGTGATGTATTTGCAGCAAGCCAAATCTACAATATGCTCATGGACTACAAGGGTAAGGTAACAGTAAAAATTGACGGTATTGCTGCAAGTGCTGCATCGGTTATTGCAATGGCAGGTGGAGAAGTCCTTATTTCACCAACGGGACTTGTTATGATTCACAATCCTATGACAGTGGCCATTGGGGATTCGGTAGAAATGGAGAAAGCAATCTCAATGCTTAGTGAAGTTAAAGAAGCAATAATTAATGCATATGAATTAAAAACTGGTCTTTCAAGAACAAAATTATCAAACATGATGGATAGCGAGAGTTGGTTTAATGCGAAAAAGGCAGTTGAGTTAGGCTTTGCAGATGCAATTATGTTTGAAGATAAAAATGAAATGACACCTTCGAGTGAGGGTGTCATTTTTAGTAGGATGGCTGTTACAAATTCAATGCTAAGTAAAATGCCACATAAAGAAAAACAAAAACATAAGGGAACACCAATTGAAAATCTCGACAAGAGATTAAATTTATTAAAACAATAGGAGGAAATGAAGATGAGTAAAATTTTAGAGTTAAGAGAAAAACGAGCAAAAGTCTGGGAAACTGCAAAAGCATTCCTTGATAGCAAACGAGACAAGGACGGACTTATATCACCCGAGGATACAGCGATTTATGAGAAGATGGAGGCTGATGTTGTTAGCTTAGGAAAAGAAATTGACAGACTCGAAAGACAGGCAGCACTAGATTTGGAGCTTTCAAAACCAACATCAAGCGCAATTAAAAGCAATCCTAACAGAAGTACAGTAGAAGAAAAAACAGGAAGAGCATCTAATGAATATAGAGATGCTTTCTGGAAAGCAATGAGAAATAAGAATAGTTTTGATGTATCAAATGCATTGCAGATTGGGACCGACAGTGAAGGTGGTTATCTTGTACCAGATGAGTTTGAAAGAACATTAATTGAAGCACTTCAAGAAGAAAACATATTCAGACAACTTGCAAAAGTAATTACCACCTCATCCGGAGATAAGAAAATACCTGTAGTTGCGACAAAAGGAACAGCATCATGGGTAGATGAAGAGGGTGCTATTCCAGAATCAGATGATGCATTCGGTCAAGTATCAATAGGGGCATATAAGCTAGCCACCATGATTAAGGTTTCGGAAGAACTTCTTAATGATGGTGTTTTTAATTTAGAGAGCTATATCGCAAAAGAGTTTGCGAGAAGAATTGGAGCAAAAGAAGAGGAAGCCTTCTTTATAGGTGATGGCACAGGAAAGCCGACAGGAATATTTAATGCAACTGGCGGCGCAACATTAGGAATTACCACTGCAAGTGCAACAGCTATTACTTTAGACGAGGTTATGGATTTATTCTATTCGCTTAAATCACCATATAGGAAGAATGGTGTATTTGTTACAAACGATGCAACAGTAAAGACAATCAGAAAACTTAAAGATGGTAATGGCCAATATTTATGGCAACCATCAGTTACAGCTGGTCAACCAGACACTATTCTTAACAGACCTGTAAGAACATCAGCATATGTGCCAACAATTGAAGCCGGAGCTAAGACAATTGCTTTTGGAGATTTCGGATACTATTGGGTGGCAGACAGACAAGGCAGGTCTTTCCAAAGATTAAATGAGCTTTATGCTGCAACTGGTCAAGTTGGATTCAAAGCAACTCAAAGAGTAGATGGTAAGCTAATCCTTGCAGAAGCAATCAAAGTGCTTCACCAGAAAGCATAGGTGATATAGATGAGTAATGTTAAAAACTATAAGGAGCAAGGTGGAGACAAATGGGTTGTAAATGGTATTCTTGAGATTACTGCTGACGGACAAATTCTTATTGATGGTGCAGAGTTGACAAGGTCATCTGCTCAAGCAGATAGTGAAGCTACAACAATTGCAGGTTTAAAGGATGACTTTAATGCTCTTCTTGCAAAACTTAGAACAGCAGGAATTGTTTCAACAGAATAAATGAATGAGGTGGTGAGTGTATGATTGTCTCACTTGAAGAAGCAAAGCAATATTTAAGAGTTGACGGTGATGAGGAAGATACGCTCATCACCAATTTTATACTATCTGCCCAAGAGATATGTGAAGATGTTTTGCGAATACAATTATCAGAATTAGATCCCATTCCAGAAGTCATAAAGCAGGCAATTTTGTATACAGTAGCACAGTTTTATGAACTAAGGGAGAATACTGATATTCAAAAAATAATTGAAATGGTAAGACGACTCTTGTTTGCATACCGCAAGGAAGCCTGGTGATTATCTTATGAATATAGGCAGAATGAGACACAGGATAAAAATAAATAATGTTAATGCAACAACGGATTCGGCAGGATATACAGTTGAAGTCCCTACTGAGTTTGCTACTGTTTGGGCAGAAGTACAACCTGTATCAGGTAAAGAATATTTTGGAGCAGCTGCCATAAAAGCAGAAAACACAATTCGATTTAAAATTCGTTACTTAAACGGGATAACCAATGATATGACTGTTGAGTTTGAAACAAAAATTTACAATATCAAAAGTATTATTGATACTGATATGAGACACAAGGAACTTGTATTAGCTTGCGAGGTGATTGAAAATGGCTGAGCTTGAAATAGAAGGAATGGATGAGCTCTTGAACAAATTATCTCAATTAGGCAATAGCGTTGATGGAGTAATAGACAATGTATTAAAAGAGGCAGGAACCAATGTAAAAGATGAAATGCAAAAACTTGTACAAGTATCAGATATAAACCATAAGCACATAAGAGATGATATACAAATATCTAAAATAAAAGGCAATGGAACTACTAAATTCATTGAGATTGCTCCTGGTAAAGAAACAAATTGGAGAGCAAAATTTTTAGAGTTTGGAACTAAAAACATGTCAGCCGAACCGTTTATGGAGCCTGCTTATTTAAATACTAAACGTGAAAATATGGAACTTATTAAAAGAAGAATTCGGGAGGCTTTGTAAACATGAATAAATTAATAGTTGATACATTAAAACCTCTTAATGTTCCAATAGCTTTTCAAAAGTACTCCGGAACCGCATCAACCTATATAACGTTTTTTATTTATAATGAGCAAGGAGAAGCATGGGCAGATGATGCTGAGATTCAAACAGGATATTATGTTCAAGTTGATGTGTGGAGCAAGTCTGACTATACAACAGTGGTTAATGATGTAATTACTGCAATGCAGAATGAAGGCTTCATACGCACATATGCATCAGACTTATATGAATCTGCTGCAAATATTTATCATAAAGCAATAAGATTTAATTACATGAGAGGAGATGTTTAAATGACTACAGTAAATAGTGCTTTAGTAGGACTTGAAAATCTAGTTTATGCAAAGCTTACAAATGAAGCTACAAATGTGTACGAAACACCTGTGGCAATAGCGCCTGCAATAAATGCAAAGATAAAACCTAAGGTTAATAGTGCAATATTATATGGAGATAACAGAGCAGTTGAAACTGTGTCTGCTCTTGGAGAAATTGAAGTTGAACTTGAAGTAACTGATCTTCCGTTAGAAGTTGTTGCAGCCTTACTTGGGCATAGCTTAGATGCTGTTACAGGGGTAATAACATATAACGTTGACGATATTGCACCATATGTTGCACTGGGGTTTAAGGCTAAAAAAGCAAATGGCAAGTACAGATATGTTTGGTTGCTGAAAGGTAAATTCGAAGAGCAAGAAGATGAATATGCAACAACTGAGGATAAAGTAAAATTTACTACACCGAAAATAAAAGGAACCTTTGTATCTCGCAGTGATAGCAATTGGAAGTATACTGCAGATGAAGATAGCGGAACTGTGCCAGTAGGATTCTTGAGTGCAGTATATGCACAGGCTTAATAAGAAAGGAGCAACTTTATGCAAATAAAATTAAATAACAAAACATATACAATGCCTACGGTTAAGGCAAAAGTCTTAAGAAAAGCTTTAACCTTTAATGAAAAAATGGATTTTAACAATATAAAAGCAAAAGATTTAGATGAACTGGTTGATTTCGTCTGCGAAGTATATGGAAATCAATTCTCAGTTGACGATATCTATGAAAATCTTGAAGCAAAAGAACTTTTACCAACTTTAATAGATAGTATTCAAGCTATCACAGGAGAAACAGCAAATAAGTTAAATGAATTTCCAAAAAACGAATTAGCAGGGGATATGAAAAAGTAATCTCTCCTGCTGATTTTATGAAAGATATTTATTTGAGTCTAATGGAACAAGGGTGGACTTTAAGAGACATTGATGAAATGGATATCATGTATTATTTTGAACTTTTGGCACACAAAGCTAGGAAAGACCAACAGCCTGAAGTTTATATTGACCAAATATTATAAAAGAACACTTCTCAGAATCATTAATGAGAAGTGTTCTTTTACTTAGACAGGGAGGTGAGGTGATTGGCGGAAGAGTTAGGTGGACTCAAAATAAAACTTGGGTTAGACGGAACAGAGTTTCAACAGGGAATACAACAAGTAAACAGAGAAATGAAAGTATTAGAAAGTGCTTTTAAAGCACAAGGCGCAGGACTTGACAACTTCAGCAAAAGCATTGATGGCTTGAAATCTAAATCCAGTATGTTAACCGGGCAAATAGATTTGCAAAAGCAAAAATTTCAAGCTTTAAAGGAACAGTTGGATAAATCTATACAGTCTACTGGAGAATACTCAAAAAACAGCCAAAATTTAAAAATACAAATCAACAATGTTGAAAAGAGTATAAAAAATCTAGAGACAGAACTAAAAAAAACAAATGATGAAATAACCAAACAATCAAGTAACTGGACCAAATTTGGGAACTCTATGAAGTCAGCAGGTGACAAATTAAAAGGAGTCGGAGAAGGTTTTAAAAGTGTAGGGACTAAACTATCGAAGC